GGTAATTCGGACCGCCCGATTCAGCTAGTGAGTGCGTTCCAGTTTGGTTCGCATCAGTACGCAGGTGCGCACCTTGACCGTTAGATTCCACGCCCACGAGCAGCGCTTGGTGTCCACGCTGGTGCCTTACGAGCGCAACGCTCGCACGCACAGCCGCGACCAGGTGGCGCAGCTTGTCGAGTCAATCCGCAAGTTCGGCTTTACCAATCCGCTGCTGATCGATGATGCTGGCCGCGTGATTGCCGGGCATGGCCGGCTCATGGCCGCGAAGGAACTTGGGCTTGAGTCGGTGCCGTGCATCATCGTTGCCGGGCTTTCCGATGCTGAGCGCCGCGCGCTGATTTTGGCCGACAACAAGCTGGCGCTTAACGCCGGCTGGGACGAAGATCTGCTCGCCGAAGAGCTGCGGGCGCTGCAGGACGTTGGCTTTGACCTGTCGTTGACCGGCTTTTCGCTTGAGGAAATCGACCGCGTCGCGCCCGCTGCTGGCGCTTCTGTCGACGTAGACGATGCGCCCGCTGTTCCCGCGCTTCCTTCAACGAGAGTTGGTGATATCTACCTGCTGGGCCCGCACAAGCTGATTTGTGGCGACTCTACCCAGCCGGCGGTGCTGGCTGCGATGCTCGGCGCCGAGCGGGCCGACGTTGTTTGGACCGATCCGCCCTACAACGTTGCCTACGAAACGGCGGCGGGGTCGATCGCCAACGACGATATGTCGGATGAAGAGTTTCGCGCTTTCCTGACTTCCGCGCTGACCTGCGCGGCGAATGTGATGAAGCCGGGCGCGGCGATCTACGTCGCGCATGCGGATGGCCAGCCGAGCGAGGCGTTTCGTGCGTCTTTCCGCAAGACTCAGTTAAAGCTGGCCGGTTGCCTGATTTGGAGAAAAAGCCACTTTACTCTTTCGCGGTCGGACTATCAGTGGCAACACGAGCCAATCCTGTACGGCTGGAAGCCTGGCAGTAGGCACCGCTGGTACGGTGGCCGCAAGTTGACGTCGCTAATCGACATCGGCGAGGGGTCGCCGTTTGAGCAGCTGCCTGATGGGCGGTGGCGCATTCAGGTGGGCGACCAGGTGCTAGTGGTCGAGGGTTCGGCGCAGGTCGAGTCGCTTGTACCCAGCATTTTGTTCGAGCAAAAACCGCGGCGCTCGCAGTTGCATCCAACCATGAAGCCGGTTGCGCTGATTGAAAAGATGCTGCGCAACAACGCCCGGCCTGGCGACCTGGTGTTTGACCCTTTTGGGGGTTCCGGCTCGACGTTAATTGCCGCCGACCGCCTCGGCATGTGCGCGCGCCTCGTAGAGCTGGATCCGGGCTACTGCGACGTCATTGTGCAGCGCTGGGAGGCTTATGCGGGGAGGCGCGCAGAGCGTGTGAGGGCATAAACCAATGGGTGGAGTGTCGATCAGAGAGGCTGCGCGTCAGATCGGCAAGTCCGAGGCCGCATTGCGCAAGGCCGCCAAAAATGGCCGCATCACCTTGAATGCGGATGGCACCGTAGACGTTGAAAAGGTGCGGTTGCAGCTGGCGGCCAATACCGATCCAGTCCGCGGCGGCGACAGGCGTCAGGTAGCGGCGCCTGCGCCGCAGAGCCACGCAAACTTCGGCGCAGGCTGGTCGCAAAACGACGCCAGCGCGCGCACAAGCGGCACCTTCCAGGCGGCCCGCGCAGCCCGCGAAGCCTTCGAGGCTAAGCTTTCGGAGCTCAAGTACCGCGAGGCCATCGGCGAGTACCTGCGCAAGGCCGACGTCGAGCGCGAGTACTCCAACTTGTTTGCAGCCGTGCGCGAGCGCCTGCTGTCGGTGGCCTATCGCATCGCTCCGCTGGTGCGGGCATCGGAGTCGGACGCCGCGGCCATTGCAATCATTGACAACGAGGTGCGGCTGGCGCTCGAGGCGAGTGTCGAGCACTACGCGCAGCCGTGAGCCAGGTTGCTGAGGCGCGCCCGCTGCTGCTGCGGCTGGCGCACGATTTCTTGCGGCCAGTCGCGCGCACGACCGTTGCGGAGTGGGCCGATCGGTACCGCATGCTGTCGCGCAAGGGATCGGCCGAGCCTGGGCCGTACCGCACCGACCGCACGCCGTACTTGCGCGAGCCGATGGATCTGCTGTCGCCTGGCAGCCCGGTGGAGGAAGTGTCGCTGATGTTTGCCGCGCAGACCGGCAAGTCGGAATGCGGCAACAACTTCGTGGGTCACACGATCGACGTCGATCCGGGGCCGATGATGATCGTGCAGCCCACGATCGACATGGCCAAACGTTACTCGCGGCAGCGCATTGCCTCGATGATTCAGGAGACGCCCGCGCTGCGGCAGCGCGTGAAAGAAAACCGCAGCAGGGATGAGGCCAACACCACCCTGCTTAAGGACTTCGCCGGGGGTTTGCTGGTGATTGCGGGCGCCAACAGCGCCGCCGGCCTGCGCTCGATCCCAGTCAAGAAGCTGTTCCTTGACGAGATCGACGGCTACCCGATGGACGTCGACGGCGAGGGCGACCCCATCATGCTGGCCGAAAAGCGCACGGCCACGTTCCTGCACCGCAAGATCTTGAAAACGAGCACGCCGACGACGCGCGGCTTCAGCAGGATCGAGCAGGATTACTTGGCCGGCGACCGCCGCCGCTACATGGTCGGCTGCCCGCATTGTGGGGCGGCCCAGGTGCTGGAGTTCAAGGCGCTGCAGTGGCTGCGCGACGACGTGGGCGCGCCAATCCCCGGCACTGTTCGTTACGTTTGCCCTAGCTGTGGTGGTGCGATCAGCGAGCACCAAAAGCCCGCCATGCTAGCCGCGGGTCGCTGGGTGGCCGAGCGGCCAACCGTCAAGGCGGCCAGTTTTCATCTATCGGCGCTGTACTCGCCCTGGCTGAGCTGGGAGCAGATCGTCGCCGAGTTCTATGACGCCAACGAGGCCGCCAAGGCCGGCGACGTCAGCAAGCTCAAGGTGTGGACCAACACCGTGCTGGCTGAGACTTGGGAAGATGACGGCGACCGCGTCAGCGAGCATGAGCTTGCCAAGCGCGCCGAGGATCTGCCGCGCCGGCAGGTGCCCGCGTGGGGCTTGATCCTCACCGCCGGATGCGACGTGCAGGCCGATCGCGTCGAGGTCTACGTGTGGGCCTGGGGCCGCGGCGAGCGCAGCGGCATCGTTGAGCGCGAGATCGCCTACGGCTCTCCCAGTGATGACGCCACCTGGCGCAAGGTGGACGAAGTGCTCGGCACCGAATTCGAGCACGCCCTCGGTGGTCGGATGCGAATCCACGCGGCGGCCATCGACTCCGGTGGTCACCACACGCAAGAAGTCTACAATTTCGCCCGCGCGCGCGCCTGGCGCCACGTCATTGCGATCAAGGGCCAGAGCCAGGCCGGCAAGGCCGTGCTCGGCAAGCCCACCGACATCGACGTCACGTACCGGGGCCTGAAGCTGCGAAAGGGCGTGAAGCTGTGGCCGGTTGGCAGTGACACCGGCAAGGCCACGCTCTATGGCCGCCTGCGCCTGACCGAGCCCGGTGCCGGCTTTGTTCACCTGGGCAAGTGGCTGCCGTCTGAAGTTTTCGAGCAGCTCACGGCTGAGCGGCTGGTCACGAAATACCGCAATGGCCGCCCGCGGCTCGAATGGATGAAACCCGCCGGGCGCCGCAATGAAGCGCTCGACTGCGCCGTCTACGCACTCGCTGCCGCGCACTACCTTGGGATGCCGCGCTGGCGCGAGCTGGACTGGCAAAAGCGCGAGGCCTTGTTGCGGCAGGCCGCCTCGTTGATTGATGAACCGAAGGCCGCGCAAGACCCCGCCGCGCAGCCGGCACTTGAGGCAACGCCGCCCCCCCCGGCGGCGCCAGCTCCAACAAAACCACGCCGCGGCCCGCGCATTGTCGGCCGCTTTTCGAGGTAGCCCATGGCCAGCCTGATCTACAACAGCTTCTTCGAAGACCTTGCGCGCGGCGCCATCGATCTCGACACGGACACCTTCTGGGTCATGCTGACCACGTCTGGTTACAGCGAGAACAAAGACACCCACCTCAAGCGCTCGGACGTCACCAACGAAGTCGCCGCCGGTGGCGGCTACAGCGCGGGCGGCCAGTCGGTCACGGTCACCGTCACCAAAGACACCGCGAATGACCGGCTCGACGTGACCCTCGGCGGCACTAGCTGGAGCAGCAGCACCATCACCGCGCGCAAAGCCGTCTACTACAAACGCCGCGGCGGTGCCGCCACGGCCGATGAGTTGATCGCCGTCAACGACTTCGGCAGTGACGTCATCAGCACCGCGGCCACCTTCACGCTCAACAGCAGCACG